ATAAATAGTGTCGTAGGTTCTGCCTATAACACACAGAGAGTCACACAATGAAAAAATTATTCGTAGCACTAGCAGTGCTATTGTCCATATGGATACCATCTGTATCTGTTGCTAGTCCTAATGAAGGAGTTGACGGATACACTTTTCTAAGAAAGACAATTGAACGCAAAGATGTTCGTATCATAATAGTAACATACAAATCATACATTGAACTTGAAGCAGCAGTAAGGTCGCACATCGGTGCTGATCCAAAATACAGTGCTATCAAAGCGCACAGAGTCCAAGCATTCAGCGTCCTTGAGAAGCCCAACTACGATGTATGCACTATTCACATGATTGATCCTGCAATCTCGTATGATCCTGAATATATAGGACACGAATTGATGCACTGTGTATACGGTGAATTTCACAAATAATTACGCGCTGATAGCTCAATTGGTTAGAGCCGACCGCTCATAACGGTCTGGTTGGGGGTTCGAGTCCCTCTCGGCGCACCAAATATATGTACGGATACATTATAGTATAAGTACTTATGGGCTTGCCGCCTAATAGGCACGAGATGGGTCACGGTTAGCTCATCACCCCTTAAAGGATAACACTAATGAAAGAGATTGACAAAAGCGTTGGATACGGACTTTATCATAACCGAGTAGCGGTCATCCAAGAGAATGGTGACAAGTATTTTGTTGATCTGTATCTAGATGAGATCCTTCATAAAACAGTTGATGTTTCTGACAGGTCCCGTAGGTATGCAGAAGATACTGCGGAAAATTGGACTATAGGAATCATAAAAGAGTAAACACAGAAAACAGGAGTAATCATGCCCGTATTGGCCTTAGATATCTCAGGTATACCCCGGACTTGGGTTTCACACGATGACGCAATCACCTATCACGCGAAGAATTTAGTAGCTTGGTCTCTGGGTGACGTAGTTGCTAGATACCGAGGAGGAATTCAAAAGAATGGTACCCAGAGTTATCTTGAAACTCCGAGCATCATCGCTGTAAAAGGCATCGGTTTTGATTTCCGCAAACACAACAGAGTCATTCTGACTAACAAGACGCTATTTGCTAGAGATCGTAGCGTCTGTGCTTATTGTGGCAACCATCACGCTAATCACGCTGGTCTGAGTCGCGATCATATCGTACCTAGATATCATGGCGGTACAGACGAGTGGATGAATGTTGTTACTTCATGTAAGCCTTGTAATCAAAAGAAAGGATGTCTGACGCTGAAGCAAGCGAAGATGGAACTGATGTATGTTCCATACGAGCCTAATCACTATGAACATCTGCTCTTGCAAAATAGACATGTTCTCGCTGATCAAATGGATTATCTGCTTGCAGGTGTTCCAAAACACAGCAGAATTATTTCTATGAACTAGAGTACATGATTAAATATGTCTGTAGTCCTCGCTGAGGGGACTACAGACTATGGTCCTCGGTAGCTCAGTGGTAGAGCCGCGCACTGTTAATGCGCTGGTCGGAGGTCCGAATCCTTCCCGGGGAGCCAAAGTTAATGCCCCTATAGCTCAGTTGGTAGAGCGCCAGTTTTGTAAACTGGATGTCGTGGGTTCGAATCCTGCTGGGGGCACCACTTGTCTCAATCGTTCAACGGATAGGACTTTAGACTTCTAATCTAATAATGAGGGTTCGATTCCTTCTTGAGACGCCAGTTTATATTTCGTGATGTCGTTGCATCGCTAAATATCTTGTAAACTTTAACGGGGAATTAGCTCATTTGGTAGAGCGTCTGATTTGCATTCAGAAGGTGACCAGTTCGATCCTGGTATTCTCCACCAAACATTATATCGGGGATTAGCGCAGTCTGGTTGAGTATATCTCGTTTTTGATGCACTATGATAAATAGTGTTATGGAAAACAGAATCACAAGCCCAGGGCTACTCGCAATGAACCGAAAGGTAAATTGTGTCTATTGCAGTAAAGAAACTACGGTTTCGAACTTGAAGAAGCATGAGAACTCATGTTATTTAAATACTGCTAATTTGGTTGAATGCATCGTTTGCAGTAAACCGATAAAGAACTATAAGGAATCGAAAGGTACCTGTAGTAGAAGTTGTGCTAACAAGCACTTTAGGAGTGGTGAACAAAATGGCAACTGGAAAGGTGAACGATACCAATCTATTTGCTTCCTACATCATCCCAAAAAGTGTGTAGTATGTGACGAAACTAAAATCGTTGCAGTGCATCATTATGATCATGACCATGAAAATAATGAACCCGCAAATTTGGTTCCGTTATGTCCTACTCATCATTCTTATGTGCATAGTCGATATGCCTCTGATGTTCAGGGTCACATAGATAACTACGTACAGCACTACAAAAGTATTATCTCGGTGTAGGATAGCCTGGTTCATTCCGCCTGCTTTGGGAGCAGGATGTCGCAAGTTCGAATCTTGCCACCGAGACCAATTATTAAAGAAAATATCTCCAGCGCCCCGCGCGGAAGTAAATATCATTACAAACTTAACGAGAGATTAAATGAAAAAAGTTGCAATGATTGGTGTTGGCAAATTAGGCCAAGACTGTGCCGAGATGATGGCAGAAAAACATGATGTAGTTGGATACGACGTATCACCGAGAAATCCAACCTTTCCAATGAAGGATACCATCAGAGAAGCAGTAGAAGGTAGAGACTTAATCTTTATCGCAGCTCCTACTCCACATGATCCTATCTATGGCGGCGAGACTCCTACGAGTCACCTTCCAAATAAAGACTTTGACTACACAATTGTCAGAGAGATTCTAGCTGAAGTCAACAAGTATGTGAATCCAACGCAACTCGTTGTGCTGATTAGTACAGTTCTTCCAGGCACGATTCGTAGAGAATTACGCCCAGAGATCACCAACGCACGATTCATCTATAATCCTTATCTCATCGCAATGGGCACTATCAAGTGGGATATGGTGAATCCTGAGATGGTCATCGTAGGTACTGATGACGGTTCCATCACCGGCGACGCTAAAGAACTCATTGACTTCTACAAGACATTCATGCAGAATGACCCAAGATACGAAGTAGGTACTTGGGACGAAGCAGAAGCTATCAAGATTTTCTACAACACTTTTATCTCTGCTAAAGTTGGTATCGTCAATATGATTCAAGATGTCGCTGAGAAGAATGGCAATATGAATGTTGATGTCGTCACTGGTGCGCTTGCCCGCTCAACATATCGCATCACTGGACCGGCTTATATGACAGCAGGCATGGGCGATGGTGGTGCATGTCATCCGCGTGATAATATCGCGCTACGCTACATGGCAGAACAACTTGATCTAGGATATGACTTGTTTGATAGCATCATGCGAGCAAGAGAAGTTCAAGCCTGTAACATGGCACAGCGATGCCTAGAGTTCGGTAAGAATGTCACTATCGTAGGCAAGGCTTACAAGCCCGGCGTTCACTATACGAATGGTTCGTCTTCTATGCTCGTAGGGCATTACATTGAGACGCTGGGTGGTACTGTTAACTATTATGACGAACATACCGGTGACCTAGATATCAAGGAAGACACGACAGATGTCTATCTGATCGGTTATTGGGATGATTATGTAAAGAACCTGTTCTTCGCTCCTAGATCAGTCGTCATTGATCCTTGGCGCAAGATTGATATTACCCAGCATCATGGTAAGATCGTACACTACGGTAATACCAGATTGATGCGATAACGGTATGCCCGGTTAGCTCAGAGGCAGAGCGTCTCGTTTACACCGAGAATGTCGGCGGTTCAATCCCGTCACCGGGTACCATTTCTTTTAATATTAGCATAAATATAATCTCTTACAGAAAGGTACTACATTGGCTTTATTTCACAAACATCTCATCGTCCGAGCAGAAGTAAACGAACCCATCGTGTGTCCAGACCGGGTATCCAAAGAATGGATGCCAGCACTGATCAACCGTATTGGCATGAAGATTCTTATGGGACCATATGCTGTTTATAGTGAGATGGAAGGCAATCGTGGTCTTACTGCTGTAACTATCATTGAGACAAGTCATATCGTGATGCATATCTGGGACGAGACTAGCCCTGCTACCGTTCAGTTAGATGTATATACCTGCGGTCTTTTAGACCCCTATGATGTAGTAGAGTCGCTCAAGGAAATGGATCCCATCCATATTGACATGAAGTATCTTGATCGTGAACATGACCTGATCGACCTGCCTGTTCCTGTTGAGTTTGAAGATTAATTAAATAGGACTTGACATCAACCTTATTGTGTCGTAAGATGAGGACAGTTGAGAGATCAACTGTTCTTTGACATCGTTTGAAAATCTAATGTTAATTGGTATGGCCGCGTGGTGAAATTGGTGATACACGTCAGACTTAAAATCTGATTCTTCGGAGTGTCGGTTCGAGTCCGACCGCGGCTACCACAAATATTCAAATATTTTAAGTTAAGATAAATACACGTATACCAGTTAAAGGATATGATGTATGAGAAGAAAAGCTGAAGCTATTACGACTACTGAATTATGTAGTTACGGTTGTGGAAAGACTGCTAAATTTGCAAACGTGTCTAACAACCTCATGTGTGAATCAAGCCCAAATAAATGTACTTCAAACAAAGACAAAAATAGACGAGGAGCAGAATCTGCATATTCTTCTGGAAAACGATCTTCCGGAAAAATACAGTATGCGAATATGCCTGTTGAATCTAAAGATAAGATGTCTTGGAATAGAGGAATTCGTTCTGCTGACTTCTCATTGAATGGAAAAGGATCACACAAGATTGTATTACTACAAGAAAGAGGTTATTGTTGCGAAAGTTGCGGGCTAGCTGAATGGTTAGGAGATCCTATACCACTTGAATTAGAACACCGTGACGGTAACAATAAAAATAACCAAAAAGAAAATTTACTATTGCTTTGTCCTAACTGTCATGCTAAAACTAAATTCTATCGAGGTAGAAATATCTCTAATCAAGGAAAGATGAAAGTTACTGATGATAAACTTATTGATCAGATCAATAAAGGGTTAAACAACAGACAAGTGTTAATTAAAGTAGGTCTTACCCCAAAAGGAGCAAACTACGATAGAGTTAATAAATTGCGTCATAACTTATAGTCTTTATGATGCACCAAACTTATTAGATGAATACATTGACAGATTCTGCCAGCAAGCGCAGATTCTGGTTACCCTGGCAGGTAGCGAACCAATGTGTGCCAGCACATTGTAGTATTAGTGTGTTCTTCTAATAAGTTTACGGTCCCTTAAATTACGATGGCTAGATCGCTGCCCTTTCAAGGCGGAGAAACGGGATCGACACCCGTAGGGACTACCAATAACGGGGTAGAAGCATCAAGGTGATGCCGGGGACTGTAAATCCCCCGTCTTCGGACATGCCTGGTTCGATTCCAGGATACCCCACCATTTTTTAACAGTACCAAAACAAAAACTAAATATCTATATGGAAGCGTGGGTGAGTGGTTGAAACCTACAGTCTTGAAAACTGTCGAACCTGATGAGGGTTCCGTGGGTTCGAATCCCA